ATGTCATATGATGGCACGCGCCGTCTAACGGGCAGTACGAAGAATGTATCGCACAATTCATCTGATTTAAATCGAGTTCGATCCCAATTTGTTCCCGTACCATATAATATGAATTTCTCATTGTATATTTACACTCGAAATGCAGATGATGCCGCACAGATAATTGAGCAGATTATTCCATACTTTGGACCCGAGTGGACCAATAGCGTGAATTTAATTCCATCAATGGGAATTACTCTAGACATTCCTACCATATTAAATAGCATATCATCTGAAGATACTTACGAGGGTGACTTCGTGACACGTAGGGCGCTAATTCACACATTAGATTTCACGGTTCGCGGGTACTTCTTTGGGCCAGTTCGAACCAGTGGTGTAATCAAGAGAGCACAGGTCGATTTAAATATCGTGTCTGCACAATCAAATACAAATGTTCTATATGGCATTCAAAGCACTTCTATCACTCAAGCTGATATAGCCAGAACTGGGCGAAGCTCGCGCGTCGTAGTTACTCCCGGGCTATTGGCTAATGGTTCGCCGACTACAAATAGCGCAGCATCTATAGCACTGTCACTAATCTCGGCCAATTCAAACTATGGGCTGGCTGCGAATACATTCACATTTGCTGATGGCAAAAAGTATGATCCAGTAAGTGGATCAGATAATCTTCGTATTGAACAGATACAGAAAACGCGAATGGATTTACCCACATAATGTCACAGTTAAATAATAATATGAATAAGATATTTGATATAACTCCATCGACGGTGGTATTGGATACAGTATCTCTTCCCGCAACTTTTGCCGGCGCGCCGGACGTAAGTGACGATTTTACAGTTGCGCGCAATAATATTCGCAATATAATAGAAAAAGGAGACGATGCGCTGGAGTCTGCGTTGGAGCTGGCAAAAGAAAGTGAGCATCCACGTACGTATGAAGTAGTTGGGCAGTTAATCAAGGTACTAGTCGATGCCAACAAGGATTTACTTAATATACATAAGCAAAAAAAAGAATTAAATACGACAGAATCAGAAACATCTTCGAAGAATGTAACTAATGCTATATTTGTTGGTAGTACGGCAGAATTACAAAAAATAATACGAGGTAAAACAAATGTGGAATAATATACGTAAGGTTTTCAAGTCTATGTTTCGTGCTATTCGAGGCCTCGGCCCTAAGACCTTGGTCGAGACACATAAACCAGCAGCGACCACGGCCGTGCAGAAGATAGCGCCAGCAAACAAAGCCCATAATAAGATTAGGGCAAATGCCGCTAAGGACAAGATTCGTCGCAGCCGCAAGAGGGTAAATGATTCTAACTAATGAGTGATCTATATCTAGCTAATCCTAAACTAAAACGCTCACACGTTCCGATATCCTTCACGCAAGAACAGATTGAAGAATATGTGCGATGTGCGAACGACGTTGAATATTTTACGGAAAAATATATCAAGATTGTAAATATCGATAAAGGTTTGATTTCCTTCGATATGTACGATTATCAACGAAATATGATGCGTACATTCAAAAATGAGCGATTCGTAATTACGAAGATGCCTAGGCAGTCAGGTAAGAGTACCACGGTCACTTCGTATATTGTATGGAAGATATTATTTCAGGATAATCAAAACGTAGCTATTCTTGCCAATAAGGGCCGTCTGGCCAATGATCTTCTAGCTAAGGCAAAACTCGCATATGAAAATCTTCCCATATGGCTACAGCAGGGAGTTGTTACTTGGAATAAGGGTAATATCGAACTAGAGAATGGAAGTAAGGTTCTTGCCGCCGCTACTTCGTCAAGCGCAATTCGTGGTGGTTCATATTCTCTGATATTACTTGACGAATTTGCATTCGTTCCGAGAAATATTGCCGAAGACTTTTTCTCTTCGGTATATCCTACTATTAGCTCCGGCGTCACATCGCAAATCATTATCGTATCTACACCAAACGGTATGAATCATTACTATAAGATGTGGGCAGACGCAATTGAAAAACGCAGTCTTTATATTCCCATAGAAGTATCTTGGCGAGAAATTCCAGGGCACGACGACGCTTGGCGAAGTCAGACAATTCGCAATACTTCAGAGGAACAATTTAAACAAGAATTCGAATGTAATTTTCTAGGTAGCACCAATACGCTGATAAATTCTGACAAGATTCGCGAATTGGCTTTTGTATCTACGACTCGCGACAAATGGGGGCTGGACATTATCGAGAGACCTATAGCCGGTCATACCTATGTCATGACGGTCGATACAAGCCACGGCGCAGGACAGGATTATTCGGCGTTTTCGATTATCGATGCCACTTCTATTCCATATAAGCTGGTGGCCAAGTTTCGCGACAATATGATATCGCCTCTCATGTATCCTGAAATAATATATAAGTATGGAAAATGGTACAATGATGCGTTTGTTCTTATAGAGACTAATGATATCGGTTCGCAGGTTGCTATGTCGCTACAAACCGATCTTGAGTATGAAAATGTATTGTCGAGTGCTAATGATAATGCAAAAGCAGGGCAATATATCAATTCGGGCTTTGGCAGTTCTTCTCAGCTGGGCATTCGTATGACAAAGCAGGTTAAGCGCATAGGATGTTCTAATATCAAGGATCTCATAGAGGACAACAAGATAATAATACAGGATTTCGACGTAATTCAAGAAATTTCAACCTTCGTCCATAAAAAACAATCATATGAAGCTGAAGATGGGCATAATGACGATCTTATGATGACGCTTGTTATGTTTGGATGGTTAGTCCGACAACCATTTTTTCGTGATCTAACCAATACTGATATTCGAGCAAAAATGGCGTCAGAACGCTATTCCGATATGTTAAACGATTTATTGCCCGCAGGATTTATAGACGATGGTCAATCTCCTGAGCCAGAAAATATGGAGACATATGTATCGGGATTTGCTCGCACTGATTTTTGAAAAACTTCGTTATTATAAATAATCACGAATAACGACGACAAGGATTAACAGGGAGAATTATTATGCCGTTTCAAATTTCTGCCGGCGTCAATGTATCAGAAATTGACCTTACTACAATTATTCCCGCTGTAAGCACGACTGAGGCCGGTATCGCCGCACATACGCGTTGGGGCCCCGTCAACACGCGCGTTCTTGTCGATTCGGAAGACGCGCTGGTCAAACAATTTCAAACACCCAATGCCAATACATATACTGACTTTTTCCCAGCCGCCAGCTTTCTAGCTTACGGCAACAAGCTATACGTGGTTCGTGTCGTTCATGGTAGTGCGAATACGATTAATAAGAGTGCGACCTCTGTGGCCAATGCGCGTAATGCTCATTCTGCGGCAGCAAACACAAAGAATACGATTGTGTTTAGCGACGAAGATTACGAGCTACGCTACGCTCCAGCGTCTGGCACAAGTGCGGCCATCAGCGGCATCGGTAATTGGTTTGCCAAGTATCCTGGCGATTTGGGCAATTCGCTTCGAGTTTCAGTGTGCCCAACTGCCAACGCATTTCAAAGCACACTAGCCGGTAAGCTTGTATTCTCCAATAACAGCACAACCGTAAATCAAGTCGGCGCGGCTACTTTAACTGCTACAGTTAAGGCTGGCGATATTCTACTTGCCGGAGCGGACAAGATTAGAGTTCAGGTTGCAAGCGTTTCATCCGCCAATGTTCTCGTTCTTCGCAATAAGTTTGTGGGCAACACTTCACCCGCGGCTGGTTTCACTACCATTAGGCAGTGGGAGTTCAACGATCAATTCGAGTCTGCTCCGGGTACGTCCGACTATGTATCGACGCAAGCTGGCTCCAGCGACGAAATGCACATCGTCATCGCAGATGAAGATGGAAAGTGGACCGGCCAAGCTAATACCGTGCTTGAGCGGTTTAGCAAGGTGTCCAAGGCCTTCGATGCGAAGACGGCCGACGGAACTGGGAATTTCTACGTTAATGTAATAAACGATAGATCCCAGTATATCTGGTTTGCAGCCCATTCCAGCACAATGTCTAACGCCGGTAAAGCCGCAGCGGGCGTGGCGTTTGGCACGGGCGCGCAGACCGTAATAAATGATTCGCTCGTACACGGCCGTGATGGGCACCTTCCTCGAAGCACCGATTATATTAACGGCTACAACATGTTCTCAGACCCAGAAAAGGTCGATGTGTCTCTTGTTCTTGGCGGAGAAAGTACCTCTACGGTAGCCCTTCATATCATCGATAATATCGTATCTAAGCGTAGGGATTGCGTTGCAGTTCTCTCACCTCCACGCTCAACGGTGGTGAATAATTCAAATTATCTGAATAAAGAAGTTGATGATATTATCAGCTTTCGAAATGGCCTGACTTCAACGTCCTATGCTGTCATGGACAGCGGAATGAAGTACACATACGACAAATACAATGATCTATATCGATACGTAGCCCTTAATGGTGATACTGCCGGCTTAATGGTTCGTACCGATGAAGAACGCGATCCTTGGTTTTCACCTGCGGGCTATAATCGCGGAGGTATTAAGAACGTCATCAAGTTAGCCTTTAATCCATCAAAGGCCGCACGCGATCAGCTTTATAAGAATGGTATTAATCCCGTAACGACATTCCCCGGTCAGGGTTCTGTTCTATTCGGCGATAAGACTCTTCTGTCGAAGCCAAGTGCATTTGATCGTATCAACGTACGTCGCCTATTCATCGTTCTCGAAAAGGCAATTGCCGTCGCCGCAAAGTTTACCCTATTCGAGTTCAATGATGAGTTTACGCGTGCTCAGTTCCGGAATATGGTAGAGCCTTTCTTGCGTGACGTTCAAGGTCGGCGAGGCATCTTTGATTTCCGTGTCGTATGCGATAATACAAACAACACACCCGAAGTCATTGACCGTAATGAGTTTATCGGCGATATCTACATCAAGCCAGCACGGTCGATCAACTTTATTCAGCTGAATTTCGTAGCTGTAAGAACAGGTGTTGACTTTAGTGAAGTAGTCGGTCAGTTCTAAAGACATTATAAAGAGGATGAATTAAACCTCATCCTCTTTATTCTTCATAATACGACTTAGATTAAGGTTACGAAATGAAATCTTTCAAAGAGTATATTCTCGAAGCGGCAAGCGATAAGAATTTTGTTGACGCAGGAGAATATGACTACGAAGGAGATATGGCGCGTACCCAGCTACAGACACTGGTTAGAAACTCGCGGGAGCTTATCGATCTACTTGAGCCCAATGATAATCTACCTGAGTGGGTACAATCCAAAATCACATTAGCACAAGATTACATCTCGTCAGTAAGAGATTATTTAATGTCTCGCGATAATCTGGACGAATTAGACGCATGCACAAAAGATGTTAAAGAAGCGGAATATCGCGGCCGCGAAGTTCCTTTGAATAAACCAATGCCAGGTGATGTCAAGAAGTCTAAGGTTTTCGTAAGGGATCCATCTACTGGAAATGTGAAAAAGGTAAATTTTGGAGATAAGACGCTAAGCATCAAGAAGCATATTCCAGCCCGGAAAAAGTCTTATTGCGCCAGGTCCAGTGGCCAAGGCAATTTGACCGATAAGACGAAAGCCAATTATTGGTCACGCAGAGCCTGGGATTGCAAGTAATTTTCACTTGACATACGATGCATTACCACAGTATACTGATAACAGTAACTTAATGGTGATTCCAAATACATGAATATATTTTATCTAGATCGAGATCCTAAAATCGGGC